AAGCTGAAAAAACAAGGACGAACTATTGATGACGCAGCAATGGCAGAAGCTGCGGATCGCGCACTGTACTTGACCGAGATGACTAACGGGGGTATCGCGGCAGCGGCTGCACCACTCATCGCACAAAAGTCATCAATTGGTAAGCTTGCCTTCATGTTCAAACGCTACGGCGTGTCGATGTACTACTTATTGTTTAAGTCTGCACGTACGGCATTGGCGGACCAAGACAAAGCTACCCGCACGGCTGCATGGAAGCAGGTTGGGTATATCGCAGGTATGACAGCACTTACCGCAGGGGTGTCTGGGTTACCGATGTTTGGTGCGATAGCTATGCTCTACAACATGTTTAAGGATGACGATGAGGAAGATTTAGAGTCCATCGTACGTAAAGGTATTGGTGAACTTCCGTTTAAAGGGTTACTGAACTACACAACAGGACTTGAGATTGCTTCGCGCATGGGGTTGAATGACTTAATCATGCGGGACGTTATTAACGAAAACGAGAAAACATTACCCATTCGACTTCTTGAAGCTTTTGGTGGCCCCGTGTACGGCACCTTTACTAAATGGGAGCGTGCAGCAGAGTTAATGAAAGAAGGGCATTATGATCGTGCAATAGAGTCCGCGCTTCCTTCTGCTTTAGGCAATGTGTTTAAGTCGTTCCGGTATGCCAATGAAGGTGCAAACACATTACGTGGTGATCCCATTACAGGTGATATCAATACGTGGAATGTAGCGGCTCAGTTCTTCGGGTTTGCCCCTGCCGAATATGTAAGACAGCTTGAGATTAACGCGCTGGTCAAAGGTATTGATAAAGCGGTCACTGAGGAAAAAACCAAGCAGTTAAAACGTTACTACATAGCAAGTCGCATGGGCGATACAGAAGGGCGTGAAGAAGCTAAAGAAGCATTACAAGGGCTGCGTCAGAAATATCCCAAGCTGTTCCCAGAAGGTGTTGAGCAATCTATCCAACGGTCAATGGTTCAACATATGCGTACAACTAAAGAGATGTATCACGGTGTTACGCTTTCAAAGGCTATGCGGGATGAGCTTATTGATCTAGCCTCAGAGTACGAAGACTAAAAAAGACCCCGCCATTTGGCGGGGTGAACGGTCATCGTCAGACCGAGAGGAGAGTAGATGGGAGACACATCTACGGGGCGAACAATATCACACTATTCTCCAAATGCGAAGTCCTAGCTTCCCGTTCTCGACTCTCCCTCTAAATTCCACCCGCCAATCTTTCTCTCTTGCAACCCGCTTTACTTGTATTTTTAGTTTGTGCAGGTTGATTGCAGGGACAAACACCGACATACCAACTTCCCACTTATCGTAGGGAATTTTAATTTCAACCCCATCAGGGTTAATTGGCGGCAGCGGCTTGTGCGGGGTCCACATCCGTTAATCCATCCATGTTGTAAAGCACAATAGCGTTGGTTGGTGGAATATTCATGCGGGTGCCTTTTGCCATACGCTTACTTTTGATCTCTGCTCTAGCTTTGCTTTTCACCAAAGACTTAATAAATGGCTCATACACAATCGAGTGCCTACCACACCACTCTCGAAACGAATCTACTGCAATGTATAAAGTTTTTAGGTCGTATTCATAGCGCAGCTTCAGCGCCATGCGCGGGGTACTATCTGGCATGACAATCTGCTCAAGCAGTTCGTTCTTATCTTTTCTTGAATCCTCGGTGCTACGAATAGATAGCGTGTTTGAAAAGTTCTCTGCCCAATACCTACCAACAACTTCAAGCGGATCAACTCTAGCTTCGGCAATTGCAGTGGTTGCTTCTTTAAGTATCCCGACAAGCCACTTAAAAACACTGGGTACGTCCCAATCAATCAAACCAATCTTCTTAGCAATAATAAGTCCTGTAATTGCAGAGGCACACCCCGCTGAGTAGAATCGGTCCTCAAAAGAAAGCTCTGCTTCTTTGTCTAGCTTCAACCTGACTTGGTTCCAAAGTTCTTCGGTTGCCTCTAAATTACGCATAACCCACTGTAAGTAGGGGATGTGTGCATGACCGTAGTTCGACAAAATATTTTTTGCTAATTCATCTGTATCTTCTTTAGCAAGCTTTACCCCACGTATGGCTTCAATCTCAAGCAACCGTCGCATTTCTGCATTGGGTAGTTGCTTTTCCATTCTTACTTTGTCTGACAACTTGACGTTACCCGTCGATACAGCAATCGTGCTCCAAGGCATACCACGCCAACGTTCTTTGTTACTGCTACCTTCCATACGTGATCGTTGCAAACCATTAGGGATTGCATACATATAATTACTAGATTCTTCCGACCCGATGTTTGTCATCTCATCAAACCACATGCAGATGTTTTTAAACACCTCGGTTCGTGCAAAGCGTGTTGCATGGGAGTCGTCCCGCTTCATCATCAAAAGACTTGGGTCGCCCCAGATTGATGCCCCTGCAAGCATGGCTGTCGTTTTCCCATAACCAGATAACGCACTCCAGATATGAACACCGAGTCCACGAACTGCCGAGAAATCCATGAAGGGTGCACCGAATCCACAACCTATAACAAACTTGTGTAACTCCGTATTGGGCTTATTGCTAAAGAACCTCATGTTTTCTTTCCAAGCATCTAGCGTACCTACCTGAGTAAAGAAATGTATGTACTCTAAGGTTTTGCTTGATGGTGGGCTGTGCTCAATCCCTGTGGGAAAAAACTCTTTGTTTCCTACGACAAAGCTTTGTCTGACTTCTTCTTTCTTAACCCATCCAAACTGTAAATGTGTCACTCCTGATTTCTCCTGAAATTGCAGGTAGTTAACCCACGCAACGACATAACTTTTAAGCTCGTCAATTTTGTGGACGACGATACCTTGCTCGGCTAATGATTTACGTAGTTCTTCTGTAGATGTTGCAGCTTTGTTAGACAGCGTAAACTCGCGCACTCCGTCTTTAGGCATGTGCAAGCGAAACACCAAACACTCGCCTAACGTTGCATCCATTAAACGTTTTACAATGTAAAAGTCGTTGTGATAAACCGGCTTTTCTGTTTCAACTTGTGAACCGTCTACTGCTTTTCTTGATTCTTTCTTAAACACACCGCCATTGCGCCCACGGAAATATGGTGGTGGATATTTTGGTATGACGTACTGTTGTTCGTACCCCTCAGTTAGTTCGGTCGGTCTATCAATAACAATACTTTCTTCCTCTTCTGAGGCTTCAGCAACCGTGCGCCCAAGCGCAATAGGTGAACGAATAACGCCTCGATGAACGCAGCCTTCACATTTACCAGGGTTATACCGTTCAAAGGTATCGCACAAGTATGGGCCTTTAATCTGTGCAGCTTTTTCTTCAGTCTCTTCTGGGGTGTACTCTGGATGCTTTCTTGATACAGCATGAATAGCCTTTTCGGATTCTTCAGTAAACGCAGCAATTGATAACGCAGCTCGCCACTTTGGTTCTGTCATCGCAGCTTGATTTTGTATGAGATCTGCTAGTTGGTTGCACCCAACTCCCCTATTAGTTTTTTGTAAGATTATTTTGAAGCTGCTTGTATAACTACCAAGAATTGCTTGCGATACGGGGTCAACCTCTCGCGGTATGTACAGTTGCTTTTCTCTTACTTCTTCACCAATAGCGGCTTGATAAAAAGAAAATGGTTTTGAATTGCACTTGTCGTTGATGAGTACAACAGGGCGTGGTTCGCTTTTAAAGTGTAGTGTTCCTGGTATGCGAAGAACTGAAGCCGCGTTACAAGTTATAGATTCATCAACTTGAAAATTATTTTCACGCAATAAGGTGTCTAGTTTATACGCAACCTTTTGCCAATCTGCCTTGGGTACTTCTTCGGTGAAAGGCCAATAAACATGTATGCCACGACCACTGCTTGTCATAAGCGGGCGCGGTAGGTTGTATTTTTTACAAAAGGAAATTAAGGCACGTAGCCCATCTTCGCGGGTGGCGTAAGGCTTTTCTTCGCCACAATCAATATCAAGGAATAATGACTTAAAGTAAAACGCATCTTTGGCTTTGCGTGTACCTTTTACTGCAAACGTGGCTAGTGCAAAGTACGCATCCCAACCATCTTCTTTAGCCTCGTCTCCTCGGGCGATAAGCCCTAAAAGTGTTTCGTGATAAGTCTGCTTGTATGGTCCCCCTTGCTTCTTTGTTCCTTTCGATGTGTACGCAACGTAAATCCCCTGTGCAGGTAATACTGTTTGTAAAAATTGTAGTGTGTCCATAGCCGCTTCCTCCGCAGAAAAAATAGGGCGACGGGGGTTCCCTGCGGCGCGAAACCCTTTCGATCCGTCGATCTAGTCGCCCGTAGCCTGTTGCCTACTTAGTCGTCAAATTCGTCTAGTAGGTCTGCTAGTTTAGTCTCTGGCTCGGCTTTTTTCGAGGCTACAGTAGGCTCCGGCGCGGGGGTCGGTAGAGCCTTTACGGTGTCGGTCTGGGAAACGGTAAGCGTAACTGCCGACAATGCCTCGGGGCTATCTTTAGCTTGTTGCACCATTTCAAACTCTTGCTCTGTGATTGGACGCACAGGCTTAAAAGTAAGTTTTGGTGTAGAGCTGTTGGTATCAAATCGCATTTCAGTGACTACCCCAGTAATGGGTGCACGATGTGCTGCGAGGTGTTTGGCATAGGCTTGCAAAGGTAGCTTGCCATTTTCCCCATCACCAAAAATACTGGTGGCAGGAAGTGCCAACTGATACACAAACCCGTTAGGCTCGTTCTCAGGAATCACAGCTAATCGACGCTGGAAACGACATGCACGGCTATCGCCTTGTCCTGAACCTTTAGCATTTTGTGGGCAATCCATACACTTACTGGACTGACGATTTTTAGCTTTAGGATCAGGCGTAATACCATCATTAGACCAACAATCGGGCGATGAAACTTGCCCTTTCACGTAAGTTCCTGAGTAGAAAATACGGCTGTTGTTCTGCGCGGCTTTGACGATGATGACGTTCATGGCGCGGTCTTCGTTAACTGCGATTTCCTTACCACCAACTAACATGCGAAACACGCCGCCCTCGATAGAGATTCGCTTGGCACCACCGCTACCACCTGCCAAAGCTTCGGTTGTTTCGTCTTGCATACCCTTGAGGTACGCGGGGAGTCCACCTTTAAACAATGCTAATTCAGACATCTATCTCTCCTTACAGGTCTTTGTCTGGGTTAAGGTCAAGTTCTAACTGACGGGGATCTTTTTGCTGCTCTTGCTTCTCCTTATTTTCGCTATACGCTTTCAACGCTGCATCGACTGCGGACAACTTAAACCGATAAACGTTTGCAATTTTTAGCGTAGGGATGATGTCGTTCCGCATCCAAGCCCGAACGGTTGATATTGAAACTGAGTAATGTTTTGCAACATCCTCAATCGTTATGTACTTCTCTTCAACAACTTCCATCAACTTCTCCTGTTACGTTGAACGGTTACGGAATATTCGCTGTCCACATTCAACCCTGGTGGCAGCAGATCAGGGTTACCTTCTAAAAACTCTTTAAGGTTTGTTTGATGAACCCGCTTCTCCAGCACATGCGGGATTTCATGTTCCAAGATAAAGCTATAAAACGCTTCCCAGTTGTCCGTCCAGTATCGCTTACTGGTAGTGCGGTAAACCAGACCCTCAGAGGTGCGTAAGCTTTCTACGTTAGCCGACTTCATTTGGTCGAGTAGTGCGTTCTTTACAAGGCGCATCTTTTCACTGAGCTTCTCGTACTCGGTGTCGTATGTCCTCGTCAGCTCTTCTCGTTTTTCCCGCATCTTGATGTAAATGCGGACTAGTTTATCGATGGAAATACCATCCTCAGATTCAGTCATCATACTCTCCGTTGGTTGTTGTGCCACTAATATAGTGGCATCAGATGTTTTTGTCAAGCACTTCTTTGTACAACGCTACAAGCTGTGTGTGAGCGTTAATTTTACTATCAAGAAGTTGGTATATATGCCTTTCCGCATTACTACCTACCAATCTTACTACAGTAACCTTGTTGACCTGCCCCGCCCTGTGTGCACGGGCGTTAGCCTGTGCGTAGATCTCCATCGAAGGGGTTGGTCCCCACCAAATGATTGTGTCAGCGGCAGTGAGTGTAACCCCGTGTGCAGCAGCTTGAGGCTGCACGATCAACATCTTTATGTTGTCAGTGGTCTGGAAGTCATTGAAAATTCTGGTGCGGTTGGCTACCGATACATCCCCGTCAATAACTTCAACGGATACACCATCTTGGGTAAGACGTTCACGCAGTACTTCAATCGTATGTTTGAACGGTACAAAAAGAATGACTTTGTTGTTGGTTTCTTCAACAACCTCGCACAGCACCGTGTATCTGTTTTTTATATCAAATACAACTGTTTCACCAGAGTCGGTGTAGGCTGCACCGCATGAGATTTGTAGCAGTTTGTTTAAGCCAACAGCCGCGTTAACTGCGGTAATTTCTTCTCCCGCTGCGCTAACAATCATCTGCTTTCTAAGCGTTTCGTAATACTTATTTTGCTGTGGTGTAAGTGCTATTGTTCTCGTGGTGTACACAATGTCAGGCAGATCTAAGCACTCCTTCTTTGTGAACCTGATGGCAGGTTGCATGACTCGGTACACCGTGTCGGTTGCGTTGTCCTTTGGCTCCCACCTGTACCGTGATAATTGATACATCACCATGTCTTTGTAGGCGGCAAAGATTTTTGGTACACCTGCGGGGTTAACTAATTTACCTAGCGCGTAAGCATCGAGTGGTGACTGTGCCGCAGGGGTTCCCGTCAACATCCATAACCATGTTTCAGGTTTCAGTAGTTTGTATAACGTTCTCCATCTTTTAGTGCTGATGTTCTTATAAGCATTAGCTTCGTCAATAACGATGAGGTCAAACTTGGCTTTAGCAATTTCAGCTTCTACTATGTTCACTCCATCATAGTTAATGATTACAAATTCTGCATCGCTTTCAATGATCTCCTTGCGCTTTTCTGCCGAGCCATAGGCTATGTCAACGCTGCGGTGCATAGCAAACTTAAACAAATCCGCTCGCCATGCCGAGTCCATGATTGATAGTGGGCAGATGACAAGAACACGTTTAATCTTGCCTAGCCGCATCAAGTAGTCCGCAGCCCAAATGACTGATCCGGTTTTGCCCGTACCTTGCTCGTTCAAACAAAACGCACGTTTGTGCACTGTTAAAAAGGATGCCGTGGTCTTTTGATGGTCAAAGGGTTTGTACATCCCGCGCCAATCGTAGTCTCGCAAGATGGGCGAAGGTACGTTTTTAATCTTCAGGTTGCCTAGCACTTGTGCTTCGTCAAGCCCCCACTTCACTAGAACTTGAGTTGAGTTGTCCTGCTTGCCAACGATGCGGCTAGCGGGTATGTGTGCTGTGACAACCTGCGGGTTTTTTAGACGTAATAGTAACGCCTTGTTTTGAATGATTTCCATCTACTCTCCATATTATTTTTCACGCTTACTTGTTTCAGATACAAGGGCGCTTTTCCCGTTTCTACGAAATGATCTGTTCTTTGATTTGTCTTGAATAAAATAACCGTCTTTGTTTGAACCTCCGTTACTAAGTGCTTTGCGGTGGGCTACATCTTTGCCCTCGCGTCTATCAGCTTTACCGTCGCTATCTTTGTCTATGCCG